ATCCAACTTTTGAGCGGATTATTTCCTTGGGAAGCAACTGTTGATATAACAGCTTGGTTTTTAGCATTGAGATTAGTAAAAGACGATAACTGTGCTCTAGCTAGGTCCATTCCCTGTTGTCTTAGTCTTAATGCAGTATCCCTAACATACAGTGCTGTAGCAAGTGCCATTAGTAAATCATCATTGTAATTTGTCTGTGCCTGTGGTTTACCGTTCTTCCATACGAATACTCTCATCTCACCTAAAGTACGTTTAGACTGTATTGTAACAGCTTTTTCACGTACATACTCCATTGCTTTGGCTATCACTAACGGCCTTGTCCTAACCGACATTGTAAAGCCTGGTACTAGTTGATCTCTTTCGTATTTAGTCATATATGATTCTACAGTATCCATTTGACTTTTAGCGCTATAATATAAATTCCTGTATTCTCTTTCTAGTATCTGTTCTATTGTAGCCCATCCAATATTTGCATTTTCTACTACAAGTAGTGCATCGTTGTATTCGGCTGCTATAGCTACTAAAACGTTTCCGTAATCTTTAGGAGATAATTTTCCTTTATATTCCCCTACTTGAACGCATGTTTCTATATCAAAAACGTGAAATGCAGAATAATCTTTAGAGTCTCCTCTAGCGACATCTGCTACGACCATATAAGATTTAGAGTAATCTGGCTGTTCCCATATCCATAAATTACCGTCTATACCTCTTTTTTCTACAGGCTCTTTTAAGTACGTTTGTTCGTAGAAACTTAAATCTTCTGGTTCAAATACTGTATCACCTGAGGCTAAGAAGTCACAGTCGCATTCCTGTCCTGCCATCCTTGGTCCTAGGTCTCTATCTTGTTGCTCTCTCCATTCCTGATTTCTTTCTGGATGAACTGTCCAAGGTAGTCTTATAGGTAAAAATGAATTATCGCCAGCTTCAGCTTTATCCCATGTCTGATGAAACCAGTTACCAATTCCGTTAGGAGTTGATAGTGCCATACATTGTCCACCGGTAGCTAGTGTTTGCTGTGCTGCAGTAAATGTTTCTGCAATATTATCTATAAACGCTGCTTCATCTATTAATAGCAACGATACTGCTTCAGATCTTGCAGCATCTGCATTAGATGATTTAGCTGTTATTTTTGAACCGTTTTTAAGTCTAAGTGATAATTTATTCTTTTCTACCGCTGGAAGTTTTAACCACTTAGGTAGCTCATCATACATAAACATTGTCTTTGTAACAAGGTTTCTTGCAGTTGCTTGTGTAGTTGCTAAAGCTAATACGTTTTTATCTTTATGAAATAACATCAACCATAAACTATAAGCAGCTGCTAAAGTTGAAATACCTAACTGTCTAGATTTTAATACTACATTATAAGGATTATCTTGGAATAATTTAAGTACTTTTTCTTGAAAAGGGTATAAATTAAATTGTATGCGTCCACGTTGTGGGTGCTGTATATAACAGTATTTACGCATAAAATGTACTGGGTCTTGAGCACATTTTAAAGCAAATCCTGGAAGAATGATCAGAGTAAGGCGTGCATAAAGACAGTTGCCTTTAGGCGTCTGCTGTGCAGCAAAGCTGATCGTCTCACCAGTTGATGCCAAACCTTACCCCCTTCGGGGAGGACTACCAATGGTTGTGAGCTTAAGGAAATGTTCGGGTAGTGCACGCAGTTGATGAGCACCAGTTGAGCAACATGTAGACGTCTGTCACCTCGGGTTGAGCCTCGTGGCCTGCGAATTTGACGGGTGCGCCTGCACCATGGTCATTTGCTGCTTGAACGACAAAGGCCCCCGGTCTGTTCCCGTCGCAGCCGAGAAAGACGAAGCCTTTGGAGTGAGCTGAAACCGTCCCAGGAGGTTGCCAGTGTGGCGGATGAATCCATCTGCCCATGTTACTGACTGTGGTCTTAGCCGTACCCCACTATTTCCAGCTCCAGGGGGAGGTGCCCCAGTCCTGTTCGCACCTCCCTGGACAGCACCTGGCATCGCCGCCGCTGCAAGGTCGGCCACTAGCGAATGCTGTCTGCCGATTGCATTGTTAATCCGAGTACCCTGTGGGTAGTTCATGACGTCAAAGGTGCCTATTTTGACCTCGCCCTGATCAACGTAGCACTTCCTCTCACGCTCACACTCCTCATCGCAGGAGTCGCGGCATTCCGAAATACTTGTGCCCATGACAGCGGAGGCGGCAAGCACAGCACGCAAAGGTCCGCCAATAAGGCGGCCTTTGGTTGCTCAGCTTGCCACCTGCCTATTGCACGTTCTCCCTCCTGCCGGGGCAAAAGCCCGAAACTCTGTG